CAGACAACGTAGTCTTGGCTAACTCTATAAATCTCTATCTCGCTCTCATAGATGTCCCGCTCGCTGTCTATGAGGCATGATCCGATTCGCGTTCCTGACGCCGTGCCTCTGTAGCCGTCCAGCGCTCCCCTGATTGCATCGGCGAGGGATTTTGCTCCTGTATAGGTCTCTGCCCATGCGTCGATCTGGAAACGCGGATGCGCCATGCCTGACGGCCCCTGCAATACGTGATCACGCATCCCCGATATCTTGGTATAGAGGATTAAGGGATACGTCGGGTCCTGAGGGATAGTAACCGGATAACAGCGCGTCGTGATCGCCTTCACGGTCGCATCGTTGATCAGTATGTATCTGATTGCCTGCTCGATCATTTCATCAACCCTGCCCGCTGTTTCGCTGTCAATGTACCTTTTTCAGCCTTCCGTGCCAGTAGCCGCGCCGACTTCTGCAACGCTTTCCAGATTTCGTCTTTTAATATGTCAAGGGACACCTTCTTCTGGCTGTCCCATGCTCCCCGCAAGAATGGCATCGGGGGGATGTACCCACGATACGCGCCCTTCTTTGTGTACCGTTTAGCAGACCCGAATTCGAAAATATGGGCCAATGGATGGGATGACCCTACGTATGCCGTCACCCTCGACCTGTCCTGCCTGCCCCGCTGTGAGCGTTTTAGGGTAGTGCCGATTTTTATTGATTCAACGATGTCTTTATTGTCCATCGGTATTCCCTGAGCGTTCGATTTAGCTTTGTCTTTTATGGGAACGGCAGCCTTCTTGAGAGCATTGCGGACTACTCCACGCTTCATGGAAACAGTCGGCAATTGTTCTAAAGCATTCATACATTCTTGGAGTCCAGTTATTTTAAATGTAAATGCCTTATTAGACATTGATTATTTCCCCACATCTTCTGCATATCTAAATCTTCCTTTATTGACTCCACCAGGTCTACGACCGACAATCCAATCCCTTACTATGTTGCGATCAAAATCATTCTCTTCAGCAGCTTCTTTAATTGTTCCAAATATTTTTCCTGTCCATGTATCAACAACCCTACGCGCCAATGGGTGCTTGCTCCCAATCGGTCTTCCTTTCGGTTCTATTTTAGGACGGTATTTCTTGTCAGCAAAAATGAATCTTCCATGATACTTTTCGCTTCTTTTAATGCCGGACGCCCATTCCCTGATTGATGCTGGTGGTAAACCAGTTTTTGCAGCCGCTTCTTTAATGCAAGAATAGGTTGCTTTATTCCAAGTATCTACAATCGCTTTTGCATGATAAGCATTGCCTAAGGCATATTTACCTATCTTCGCCTTTGATAATTTCAGTTTTGTATCTTCCGGCATTGGTTTTCCATAGTTGTGGTTCTTGCTGCCTCTCATAGCGTCCCCTATCTTTGCTTTGCTTTTAGCACTATGCCGCATCCCAAAATTATTTCTTGCTTTAGGACGGAGATTATATCCGACCTTAGGATTGGATGCGTCTATGGCATCAATTGCCCTCTGTTCAAAATAAATAAGGTTTGATTTGTCGCAAAACAAAACAGGGTAAAAATCGAATGATTCCTCACCGTACATATTCCATGCCCTTTGGAGATATTTATTCCAATGTATTCCACGCCTGAGAGGGCTTTTATGTTCAATAAAGCGACGCCTTATATTGATAGCAGACCCTATATACCTTTTGCCATTAACCTTATTTTCTATGGCATAGACGCCCGATTGATCTGTCAATTTAAATGCGGGCTGTCCCATTATTCCCCCCTCGCTGATACTATTAGTTCAATCCCCTCACGCCGCCCAAGCTCCAGTTGCGCCTGTATGTCATATTCCCTGCCGTCTGCATCCACCAGCCGGACCATGGGTGTAATATCGGAGCGATACCGGATGCGATATTTCGCTGAAATAGCCGCCACGACCTGTTGAGCGTTCCATCTCTCGTCGCCTCTCAGTTCCAACCGTTCCGCCCACTCCTGATACCCTCTCGTCACTGGCTTGACCTTGTTGTCTGCATCCAGTGCCGTTGCTGCCGTCGCCGTCCAGACATCCCCCACGGCGCAATCGGTGTAAAAGTGATTCGTTTCCGTGGCCGTGATCTGATAGAGCGTTCCGATGGTAAGGGTGCCCGTGGCCAGTTCATCCCCCACTACACAGAGCGGTATCCATGTTGTGATCTGCTCCCCGAAGTCGTTTGTTGTGTTCGACTCCTGATAGAGCGATATGATTCTATCCATTCGGCCTGCTCTCATACCCCGAACCTCGTATGTATCTGATAGGACGCCAGCAATGAGTCAATCGCCCCGTCTATACGCCCCACGGAAACACCCATGACAACCTCGCCCCTGTTCTCATAGAGGTCTGTTATCCTCAGGAGGATCGCCGATTTAATACCCTCCGGCACGTCGTCAGCGTCACCATACCCGCAATCAAATTCAACCTTGATAGGCTTCTCGCTGTAGAGCGTTCCCGACGGCCATGATTCGCCAGGCTGTAAGATAACTCGTCCAGGCTGTGAAACGATGTCAACGTCTATCGTCGAAAGCGTGTTGTCGTAATCGTCATCATCTTCCAGCCGGTACGTCACCGTGGCCGACTGTAGGGGCGGATACGGCAGTTTTATCTCGTCACCGTCCGGCCATTCATCCAGATAGTATTCCAGCGTCTGTGTAATGAGCTTCCGGCCTGTCTGTTGCTCGGTCATGATCCGGGCGGTCGTGATGAGCCGATCAAGCAGGTCATCTTCGGTCGTGTAGGCCGCCGCCTCTGCGTCAGTAGTGGCAAGCCGCAGGTGCATTTTTACTTCCGCCTTTGTCACCGGCTCAATGTTCGGAGCTGTTTTCGTCGTGATTCTCATGTCATCCATCCCCCTCACAGCAGCTGCATCCCGAGCACTGCCGTTACACCTCCGACGATTCCGCCGGCGAATGACAACCACTTGTTCCAGCGCTCTAACGCACGCATACGGCAGTCGATTGATTGCAAGGTCTCAAAGACAATCCAGTCACGCTGCTCTTGTGGCGTCTTTTCCCACGTATCTTTCGTCACGATGAATCCAGTACCGGTCATATTCACAGCGCACCCCCTATGCTATGCGTTCAAGTAGTATCCGCCGGCCACCAAGGGGCGCCAGAGTACTGTTATATCGGCCACCTTTCCTGCACCTGCCGCGCCGCCGCCGATGGTAAGCTGTATTTTCTTCGTCGATGCCGTCACCACTGGGCCGCGATAGACGTGGAAAAAATTCCCTGTCAATTTGGCTTTTGCGCCCGCAGTTGAGGAAAGTATCTCAATCGAGCTGTCATCATTGGTCTGAACCGATATGCCGGTGAAGGTTTCGACCGCCGAAAGGTTGTCGGGAACGTGGACAATCACCGCGTCGATGAATAAGGCTTGAGTCGTGGCGGTCATCACGTCATAGGCCGAGGCCTCCTGATTGAGTGAGATTTGCTTGTAGTTGACCGTAGTTTCCGGCATGTATGACTTCGGCACCCAGGCATAGCCGTTGAAAATGAACATGAAGCCGGTGTTGTCTTCAAAGGCCGTTGCGCCAACTGGAATTCCGGCAGTTGGTTTTGTTTCATATGATTTCCCGATCCATCTATTATTGAGATTCCCTATTCTTTGCCATGCCATCTCCATTGCCTCCTTTCACTTTTTGGGGAGGGAAGGGGCAGGGCCCGGAGAGGTAGGCCCCACCCCCAGGGGTTAATTATGTTTGAGCACCGTAATTACAGGACGGGACGCTTGCCGTTACGCCGTTACAGGTGAAGATATTGTTCGCACCATATCCGGCTGTGACAACATACGCATTCGCGCCTGCCGCTTCGCCGGAAACACCAACATTATTGAAGCTATACAGCACGCCATCTGCGCCATCGTCAATAATCTTGTCGGCAACCTGAATATAATTGTCCGCGACAAGGCCGTTACGCCCCTGAACGCAAGTCATTGTTCCCGTTGCAACAATCCCGTTGTCTGCTCCGCCGAGTATATTGTTTCCGATGATCCTGAGACCATTGATGCTCCCGGCTCCGATATCGATGACATCCCCGGAAAATGCTCCGAGGAAATCACAACCCATTATCTTGACGTATTGAGCGGCGGTCATGTCGATTGCCGATGGAGCGGTAAAGGCTTCATAATGAGCATCAAAGATGCACCCATGAAACTCAATGCTCCCGCCGGACGTGCTGTCAAGCGTCACGAGATCGTCAGACGCTGCGGGCCGGAATCGCACATTGAAGAACCTGCATCCCATCGCATTGTTGACAGGTGCATGGTTGCCCCTGATACACGGCATGGGGTAATTGTCAGACGAGCCGACGCCGATAATGTCCGTTTTCTGTGCAAGGGCAACAAGGTCTTCAACGAAATCATCACCCTTACAGAATATCCGATTTCGTGCCGCCCATCCGGTTGATCCGGCTGCAATGTTGGCATGCGATGCCGCGAGTGCGGTTGCAAGTGTCTGATATGCAGTAGCCCAACTCAGGCCATCGTTCGTGTCATCGCCAGAGTTCCCACACACATAGTAATCCTTTCCGCCTGAAGGATTCACATCTGCCACTATGCCACCCTCAGAAACGGTCATTACCGAGGCTCCGGTATCCTTGCGATAAAAATCCAACGCCCCTTCATATCCACTTCTGTTCCACCGTGATCCAATGTTTGTTACTGGCATTTTATTTTCCTCCATCCGTGCCGTAGCTTACAGGGAGCGGTTCCCCCTATTTATGGGGAGCGGCCCCGCAGGACCGCCCCCTGTGGTTAATTACTCAAGCGCCGTAACGGAAACATTACCCGTGTAACGAGGCTCCAGAATCGCCGTCACCGTCACATGGCCCGTCGCAGTTCCGGGATCGGCAAACGATATGGTCAACCATTCCTCTGAATTGGCAACGTCCATCTTGTCGGCCTCAACCTCCGCGATGAGCATATAATTGTCATACGTCCCATGCGTCAGCTCGAGGGCCGCACTGGTGGAATCAGCAGCCAGTACGTCACAATCTTCCGACCCCTGTGCCGCACTACCGAAGGCATAGTGGAAGGTAAGCGCGGAATCCTTAGACCCATCAGACGAACCGGAATATATATACATCGTCGGGCTTGCCGTTCCGATATCGTGAAGGTTCACGATAAACGTTGCCCTGTGGTAATTCTTCATGTTGATCGAATCGCCATCCAGAGCACTCCCGGTGTCCATGTCGCCATAATTGAGCACCGGCACAATCTTCTTTTCTTCAGCTAATTTCATTGTTGTCTCCTTTCCTTATCTCGCGCCGATCACGACGAACGGTCCAACGGTAGCGGAACCCTTGTAGGGGGTAATCGCACTCGACAACACCGGCTGTCCGTCGAAGTAATAGATGAAACGGAAGGTATCCTGGTCATATATGAAGTTGACGTGGATACTCATTGCTTCGTTGATGTCACCCTTGTTTGCCGTGATGTACTTCGAGAAGTCGGCCAGAATAACATCACCGGCATCACCGAGAGCCGCCGCCTGCTCAATCGTGAAACAGGGAAACCCGTTCAGAGATGCCTGCATGGTGCCCTGATAAAACTCTTGTTTATACATCGGGGCCAACTGCCCACCAGTACCAACCGCAATCGAAAGCGCGCCAAGCTGCGGCTTCGTCTCACGGTTGACGAGATAGCAGACACCGGGATTCTCGTTCAGTAGACGGGATTCCATTTTCAGGATATTTTCTGCAACTATGGTACCTGCAGCCTGATTGGTTTCCTTTGTCACCGACACCAGACATCCAGCGTTCAGGATGCCAAGGGGTTCACCCGCGCCGGACCCGTTTATCACAAGGTCCTGGGCCTTAAAGGCAAACTCAGCACCGAACAACTGACGCATTTCCTGTCCCAGGAACGTCACGTTCCGCACCATTTCACCGGAGGCGTAGTACAGACCAGTCAGCTTTTTCGGTTCAATCCTGACTTTCCTGAATTTTGTTTTGGATGCCGTCATGGAATCCAGTTCAGCAGTCGTGTACACCCGCACACCGCCGCCGCGGGAACCCGTCGCCCGGCTCGATTCGTCGATGTAAGTTACCTCAACATACTGCGTGCCGGGGCCAAGTGTCCGGGACTGCGTCCGGGGAAGTACGACGCTGTTGTTGAACCCGTTGGTCATCAGGTCGATGGCCGTCTCGCCCTGCAAGAAATACCCGCCGTCAGAAGGGGTATTGATGGTGAATCCGCCAGTAGCCGCCGTACGGCCCTCCTTCTTCGCCTGCTCCGCCAGCTTTGCGGCGTTCCTTTTTTCGGTCTGCTCCAGCCGGGAACGAGCTTCAGAAACTTCCTTCGATCCCACCTGTCCACCGGGGAGGCAAAGTGCACGAACATCAAGAAGCTGCTGTCCGAGCTGCGAAGCGGGTGAACCCTTATAAATCGGCTGATCGGGTACCTCAACAGTCGAAATGCCGCGTGTTTGTGCGCCGCTACTATCGCCTGCGCCGTCATCGGTGTACAATTTCTTGCGAAGCTCTTCTTCGGCTTCAACTGACTTCATTTCGGCTTCGGCTGCCTCGATTTCGGCCTTGAGACCGTTCCGCTCTTCAATCTCTTCGGCGGTCATGGACCGTTTCTCGGCCTCTGCCTTTTTGCGGATCGCCTCCATCTTGTCGAAGGCGGCCTTCATTCTCTTTTGATATTCATTCATGCTATTTTTCCTCCTTGGGAATACTGTTTATTTTCCGATATAATTCATCTTCTTCTGCTATGGCGTTGAAGTCCGTCAGGAGTTCTCCGCTTTCTTCATCGCCGCCCGTCGGGGAGGCGTTTTTAAATTCGTCCAATGACCGAAGCGCTACTGCTGTATCGGGGTATGCCGGAAACGTCACCGGCGAAACGTCGAACAACTTGACCTCTTCGAGCGTCCTGATCTCGTCATCATTTTGCCGTTCCCACCGATCCGACACGGTTCGAAACCCGAATGACATCTTGTCCACGTCTCCTCGTTCGATGGATACCATCAGGTCACGCGCCCACTGTACGTCAGGCGGAAGAATATCAATCTTGAGGCCGTGCGCGTCCTCGGAGAGCGAGAGCGTGCCAGATTTATTCCGGCCCAGGACATAATCGTCGTTGTGGTTCCATAGCGCGCGCACATCATCGCTTCCGATCGTTTTTTTGAATGCACCGGGATCAATCTTTTCCCTGAACCCGCCCAAATCTTCGGACAGGGAATTGAATACAGCCGCATATCCGGTGATGTGCCTCAATCCCTGCTCATCGGTGATCGCCCGCAACTCGGTTACGGGAAAGTTCCGGCGTTCAACGTCGTTTTTTGGTTTTTCCTGCATTTTCCTTCCCCTTTTCCTTTTTTTTGGGCTTTCTTGTGTCGTATTTCGGCATAATCGCCCGTTCGTACTGGTTATTCATGCAGTTTTTCTCCGGTTTTCTCGTTCAAAAACGCAATCACTCCGCCCGCCAGTTCGTGGAGAGTGTCACCATCACGGTTCCCGGAAGCGAACCGAGAGGCGAAATTGCCCCCGAAAGTGCGGGTAAATTGCTCTATTTCGGGCTTCAAATCGTCATATTCGAGGCCGTTTAACTCTGATTCCATGCCCGTTATGGCCTCCGCGAAGCTCAAAAACACCGGATTGGCGTACTTTTCGATATATTCAGGGAATTTCCGGTAAAAATCAGCAATATCTCCGTTATTTTTCTTCAACCAGTTCACCCGCTGCTCTTCCTGCTTCGTGATCTTCTCAATCGCGCCGTCAAGGAGTCTTTGGTATGCCGATTCAAGCCTTTTCCGGTATTTAGTGCGGTTTTGATCGCTTGCCTGCGGTTCCGGGAGGCTTGCACCAGCTTGATCCAGCGGCACCATGTTCAACGGCACAAATCGCTTGTCACCTTCCGGCCCGATGGGGTTCCAGTTCTCCAGTTCTGCAATCTGGTTAGGGGTTATGCCGCCCACCTGAAATAATTCACGGTAGAACGCGGCCCTCGCCGCCGAATCGCCCCGCAAAAGCCCTTCTATCGAATGCTCATAGAACAGGGTTGCCCGGTCCCGGTCCGGGATCAGGGACATATTAAACGACTGCTCCAGCCTCACCAGCCAGGATCGAAGGGTTTTGACAACGTAATCGATGTTGAATTGCTCCGCGCTGGCATACGTGGAAGCCTTGTCATATTCACCGTACATCTGCGGGGGGAGGCGATATATCCGGGAACCAATGTCTATGTTCTGGTAACTTCGACTTTCCAAGAATTGCGCCTCATCGTTTGGAATCCCGATCTTTTCGATCTTCATTGCCTCTTGCAGGAGCATTAAACGGTGAGTCTTTCCCAGCCCCGAGTGCGCTTCAGTGAGAGATGTTTTTAGATTTTGATGCCCTTCAGGAGAGAGCTTTCCGGGGTGCGATACAATCACGCCGGGGTGTGTTCCCTGCCCGAAGTACAGAGCCCCGAACTCTTCGAGGGACTTGCCGAGCCCTATTGCTTCCCGGTGGTGCGCGATAGGTGAATAGCCCTTGATGCCGTCGAAGGAGAGCCCCGGAGTGTGAAGTACTTTTTCTTTTGGAAGGATAACGTCAGGCTCGCCCGTTCCGGCCATGCCGATCTTGTAAACAATCTGCTTGCGCTCGTTTCGCTTGACCTCTACCCGGTGGGGTGGTATCGGCCACAGGGCTATCACAACACCCTTGCCAAGTAGTCCTTTCCCGTACTCTTTCTCCGCGTAGGCGTTCCCCCACGAAAGAAGATGAGACATATACGTCTCTCGGAATGACATAGCAGTCATTTCGGGGTTTGGGCTGTCATGTAAAAGAGCGTAAAGGCTGTTTTCAACTGCTTTCTCCCGGCCCTGCCCCTCCCTCCGGTAGAGATGCAACGGGAGAGACGAGGAGTCCTCCGAGAGAACCTTGATACAACACCACACAACAGCAAGCTGCATGGCGCTTGTCTCGGATATATGGGAGCCGGACTTTGTAACAGGGCCAGTCCCGCCATACAAGAACCCGCCAGGATAGTATGAGCTATCGTCCAGCGGCCCGAGCGCCATTCTCTTTTCGAGAGCGCCGATAATGCTCATTTAGCAGGTCTCCTAAATAACCAGCCAAGGCCAAGAAGCATAAGCAAGACACCCGTCACGACATATGCAATCCACGGCTCGAAGAGATACAGCCCCCAGCCTATCATCCCGAGTCCGCCAAAAACGAAAATATCTCGAATATCAAAGGCATTCCACAGCCCTTTGAACAGAGACGAAAAAAAGGTTCCTATTCTTCTAATTATTCCCACCGCATAGCCCCAACCTCTGTTTTATGGTTGTGCTCGTGGTGAGATTTTGACAGGTTGTAGGGATTTAGTCCATGAACCGATTGCGCTAAATGCACTCTATGCAGTATATTTTTTATTTATGGCCCTACCGGCTGTGTTATTTTCTGCGCAACATCGCGCCTGATCCTCAAAATTTTATGCGGACCTACCCTCTCGGCCTCGACCTTCCCCTTCTCAATCCAGTCATAAAGGGTCCTGATCTTGATTTGGTAAAATGCTGCTACCTCTTGCGGGGTGAGATATTGCTTCTGCGGTAGGTCGGTCATAATCCCTCCTAGAACTGCATTGATTTAAGTATTTCCTCTTTCGTCATGCCTTCATATGCTGACGGCTCCGGCTGCTCCATCCGGTCCCGGCTCTTCAGTCCGAGACACATGGCCAGAGCTACCGCCCCGTCGATTCTAAACCGGGAAGCTGATTTGTCCAGTTTCCGGTTCCCAGCGGCGTCACTAAGTGCCATTGCATTTGAGATATTCCACGTCATACAGGCGTTGGAGTCGTGGATTAGCTTCCGTTCCAGTATTGAAACTTCCATCGCCTCAACTGCCTGTGTCATGGAAGCATACCCCTGCCCCCATGGAACCATCCTGATTGCCCCGGACCTTGCGTCGTCTTTGCCGTCAACGTAGGCCTCCAGTCCGATCTTGCCCATAGCGTTCAGGAGGTCGTCAATTCGCCATCGGTCGAAGGCAATGCCAAGGATGTTATACTCTGCCGCGATCTTGCCGATTCGCTCCGCCACCCAGTCATACTGAATCGCCCGGCCCGGTGTTGTCTCAATCACTCCCTGCTTCTCCCACACGCTATACGGCACCCTGTCCCGTTTTTCATGTTCAAGCAAGGTCTCCTTTGGCTTCCAGAACCACGGGCGGACCTTGTCGCTTTCGCCATCGGACACGGCAACCAGAGCCGTCAAGTCTGTCTTCCCGGACAGGTCCAGCCCCATATACACATCTGAGCCGGGTTCGATCGTCGCATCGCCTGTGCACCCTTCCCATTCTGCGCGGGGAATCAGCGGCGATTGCGCTTCAACTCTCTGGTTACAATACAAATTCCTGAATGCTGCCTCAAAGGTCGGCATACGCTGCGCCCGTTTCGCGGCTGTTTTCATCTCGGATCGTGACCGGAAGTCTCCGAGGGCTGGGTTGGCCTTCTTCCAGTTCTTTGGGTCGAAGACGTCAAGTTTGTCCGGGATCTCGTACAGGTGACAGACGGTAGATGGGTCATTCCCCCTCAATCCATCGTCAATGAGTTGCGAGAGTATGTGTTGTGGGTCTTTCGCCTGAGTGCTGATTACGATGAATAGAGGCTCCTCCCCTTCCCCCATCCTGGCACCCATCGACGTATCAAGTGCGTCATACAGTTCCCTGTTCTTAGCCTGTGCAAGTTCGTCATAGATAACCACAGTTGGATTATACCCCATCTTTGACCCTGCCTCTGAGCTAATAGCCCGGTACACTGAACCGTTGCTGTAACAGACCATAGTTTTTGTGCTGTCAACAATCTTTAGATACGACTCAAGTTCAGGATCAGCCCGGACGATCTGCGCGGCATATTTGAATATCAGTGCTGCCTGTTCCCGTTCTGTTGCCGCTGAGTAGATTTCCCCGTTTCTGACGGCTTCAGGTCCGACAAGATGGGTTAATGTGAGGCAGGCAATGAAGGCAGTGTTATGCGTAGGGATACATCCGTAGCCACATAAAAATAAGCTATCTCTTGATTCTACCTGAATACACTTTGTGGGAACGGACTCCACCGGTTCGCATGACACTATCGCAACCGTCCCGCTTCTCTTTCCCAGTGATTCCGGTAAAAGTGATTGTTTTCGTTCAAGCCTGAATATTCTAGTTGCCATGCTTGCCGGAAATGCAACATCCCACTTGTCGCCGATTTCAAGGCCGTTTAATGTAGCCTTTCGCCTGCTAATTGTGGCTTTTAATCCCAATGATCTTGCGAGACGCCACATGCCGAAAGCGAGAGGTTCTTTTGTCGACGTGAATGAACATCGTGGAGTCGTTCTGCCTGCACACTTCGTCACCGTTCCATCTGTGTCCATCAAACCTTGTAAAAGCGCCCATCGCTGTTCGGTGCCAGAATTAAAATATATTTCCGGTATGTGCTTGTTTTGAAGCAGGCCAAGCTCCTTGAGGGTTTTTTGTAGGCATTTTTTTGTTCTGTCCTTGATGCCGTCCGATATGTTGATGGTTGCCGATTTCCCGTCTTGCCTTGAAATGGATATTTCGTGCGTGACCTCCCCTCGGATTGCATTGTAGGTTTCCTCCAGGTCAACATCGCCGCACGTTATCCTCGCCCCCCTGGACGACCCATCCCCCAGCCACAGGCCAAGGAGATATGGCGGGACGGGCAGCTCTATGTCTTCGCTTTTCAATGCGGGCGCACAGCCTATTTTGTGGTTGTTTTCGTTTCCTCCGTCTGGGCGATGCACCTTCACGCTTTCCGCTATTTGCGGAGTAATAACGATTCCCTCCGTCCACCGTCCGCCATTCCCGTTCCTTTTCTTCTTGTAATCATCCCACGGGCGGAAACGATGCCTGGTAAACCATTGATGCTGCTCGTCCGCGATAACAGAAGATCCGTCACTAAACGTGAGCCGCCAGCATTTCAGCCCCGTGTGAATTTCGGATACATATGACACCCGCGTCGGATTGCCGTCGGCTCCATAGACATAATCCCCGGGCTGAATGTCCCCCATCGTTTTCCATCCGCCCGGGGTCGGGATGGGGGTATCGAGGGCGAGCCCCTTCCCATTTTTCCTGGCCATTGACAGAATCGCCCTGCGTACTATACGCGTGAGTTTATTATCAACAGGGCCATACACCGCCTGTATAAACTGCTTCTCAAACTTCGTGAGTTTAAACGTTTTGCCCGCCCCTTTACCGGAGGGCACTATCAGTTTTTCAATAAAGGCGATTACGTTCTTTACTCGCTGGGTGTTAGTTGCCATTGGGGGCCTCCGTCAGTGAGTTGACAAGCCGATCCATATCCTTCTCGGAGATACGCCGGGGATTGTCCGGGTTCAACTTGATCTGTGAGAGCTTTACTTTCTTGGTTTCGATGTTCACTTCTTCCCTCCCTTTACTCCAATTAACCCATCAAACTTACTTTTACCTCTTGGATCGTTCTTAATCCCTAAACTTGCTCGCGCAGCCGGGGTTAGTCCGAATTCTGAGGCATATTTCACCATATCCCTCGCCGCCGTGTTAGCGATGCCGATCAACGGTTGTTGAATATAATTCCCCGCTTTTGTGACCATTACAAGCGCCTTGAGCGGGTTTTCATTTTTAAGTTTATTTAATTCTTCCTCTGCGTGTCGCCACCGTGAATATGACGCACAATAAGCACCAAGGATGTTCTGATCTACTTCCCTCAATATACCCATGACATTCAAGCCGTCGGCAATACGATTCCATTCCTGGCGACCGTATTCGTCCAAAGGCTCTGGAATGTCCGGCATGTCTCCTGGTGGTGAAGGAATGCCCTTCGGCAAACGCTGCTTTCCAGGGTTGCCGTCAAGTAATTTCATTTCCAATGGCTTTGCCTTACGGCCCATTTTCAATCCCCTTTCAAAAAAAGTCGGGCACTAAAATGTGAC